GTGCCTTTGCTTGGAGGCATTTGCAACATATAGCGTAGTCATTTAGGTCTCTCCCTATGATCGATCAATTTGCTGTTGATCGGGCGAAAAGCAGTGGAAGGCCGACTGATGCCGGCCTTCCTTTTTAGTTTTACTGGTATTGCATGCTCAGAATTGCAATCGCTTCCGGGCGGATGCCCCAGCCAGAAGTGATGCGCATTTCCGAAAGCACGTCAATCGCGCCACCCGGCAGCGGGGTCGGGATTTCGCGAGGCGCAGCCATGTCGCAGAACTGCATGGTGCAAGCGGCGAGACCGGGCGACAATTCAGCGAACGCGTTGGTGTTGATGCGTCCACCACGGGGCTTTTCGACTTCCGGCATGACAATCAGAACAGCATCGGTGCCATTGGCACCTTTGCCAATCAAGGTATCGTCGTAGCACCAAAGGATTTCGTCCTCGTTCATCTCGCCAACCGCCTTGACAACGCCGGCAGTGGAAAGCGAACCAGCACCAACGCGCTGGAACTGAGTGACCTGGACGATATCCTGGTATTCCCACGAACCAAGAATGCGCTGCGGCCCGAGAACCACAATGCGGTGACCCATGCCAAGCTGCATGGTGCGGGTTTTCATAGCCGACACCTGCGAGAGCAGGAAGAACGCCATTTGGCCGTTGTCGTAGGTGACAACGGTGGTGTTGCCGTTCGAGTCAGCCGGGAGGTTGACCGTGGTAGCGCCGGAGGTGTTCAGCAAACCTTCGCCGTTCGCACCGTTCATGCCATACAGCAGAGCAGAGCGCATCAGCTGGAAATGACCCTGACGCATGCCGAGGCGTTGCGCTTCAACGATGCTGACGCCCCACTGCGACATGGCAGCGGTGTCGTGGTGATCGTATTCCGCGCGGACGCGCTGCAAATAAGTCGGGGTCGAAATCTGACGGGCGGTCACCGTAACGCTGGGGAGCGAGTTGTATTCGCTCTGACCAGAGGACATCACCGTGCGAATATCGAACGCGTCAATATACACATAGAGGTCGCCTTCGCCCAGGCGCACCTGCGGGTTGGCACCGGCCAAAGCGTCGAACGCGCCAGAGGCTTGGTTATACTGCAACAGTTTTTCCGGCACCATGTAGTGCGGAGAAACCATTACGCGGGCTGCGGTAATGTTAGCCATTGATGCGGCTCCTTAAATCAGGATGAGAGCGGCGGAACCGCTGTTATTCCAGGTTGCGACGTTGTTCACCGGGTCCCAAACAACAGTTTTGCTGTTGCCGCTTTGAACACGCAACACTTGCACCGGAAGCGCCGCCTCGCTGTAAACCAGCGTAATGGTGCCACCCAAAGTGCCCCAGATGGCCGACGTGCCCGGAAGCAGGAAGGTGAAATTCTGGCTGTTGGTGAAGGTGTTGACCTGATGGGTCGTGTTAATCGCAGCAACCGAACCAGTGCCACTGTTAGTAGCACCCGCCAGGGTGAAGCTATCGCCAACGCCACCAACCGGAGTCGCGCCCGACGTAACAACCGCGACTTGACCGCCATTGGTGGAAGACCAAGTGAGCGAAGTGACGCTGTAAGTGGCAGATGCCGACGCAACGAGACACTGAGCGTTGAAATCCCAGTAAACCGCCTGATTGATCGCGCCGCCCGAAAGCGAGGCAGCAAGCGACGGATCGCAAGCGACTGCAATGCGGGCGTCAGAACCGAACAGGTAGAACGGCACGGTCATGCCAGCCGCGCCGGTCGGAACCGGCGACTGCGGCCAAGTGTTCCAGGCAGTCGCCTGATTGAACACCGAGAAACCAACCAACTTGCCACTGGCGTTGGCGGAAATGGTGGTCCCGCGACCAACCACAGCGCCCGTAGCCGCATCGGTGTTGTAAGCCGGCACGTTGGCATAAATGCCAACGCCGCCCCACATCGGCAGAGTTTCGGAGGTTGCCAGGGTGCCGCCCATCAACTGGTAACGGACAGCCGGGTCGTCCATAGCCACGCCTTGAACGAGGCCATAAGACTGAGTGCTGAAACCACCATAATTGTTGGTGGTCAGCATCGGATTAAAAGAAACGGAGTTTGCCATTTTCAATTAGTTCCCGTTGCGAGGGCGGAAGAACGGCTTGCTGATCGAACGCGGGGGAGTGCGGAATTCACCCATCCAAGCATTCGGCTCGCCAACGAATTCAGTGATCATGCGATCAGCCGCATCGCGACGGCGGATTTCGCGCAGTTTGCCAAACGGAACGTCCGTGGGATTTTTCGCCGCAGCAACCGCATCAGCAAAAATGCGCTGTTCAGCAATATCCAGCACGTTCCCCGGCAGGTCACGGAGGGAGATGCCTTTCCACGAATCCGAATGCTTCTGAACGCCCTTGGCAAGACGGACGCGATAAGCATTCAGGCTTTCGCCCTGTAGCGGCGACGGAGCGCGTTCGCCAAATGCACCATAAACCGCATCCGCGCGGGCTTGATGGTCGGCCATCGCAGCGTAATCAGCATCCGACATGCTCTTGGGCATGCGAGCAACCAAGCTAGACAGCCGGCGAATTTCAGCGGCGGTGTGCTTGTTCATAATGGCCGAATCCTTGCGGGCGCGATCATCGTCATCATCCTTGCGATGACGTTTAGCGTCCTTGCGAGCTCGGTCATCGTCATCATCTTTGCGATGGCGCTTGTCCGCAGCGATTTCTTTCGGTTCGCCGGGTTCTTCTTCTTCCTCATCGTCATCATCATCATCGTCATCATCATCGTCTTTGCGAGCATGATGCTTGGCGTCCTTGCGGTCGTCATCATCGTCTTTGCGATGCTTGGCGTCCTTGCGGTCGTCATCGTCATCGTTATCATCATCATCATCATCGTCTTTGCGAGCATGATGCTTGGCGTCCTTGCGGTCGTCATCATCGTCTTTGCGATGCTTCTTTTTGTCCGCAGCAACCTTCATCGGCATTTCTTCTTCTTCCTCATCATCGTCCTTGCGATGACCGGCCAGAGAATCCATGCGCTTTTCCATCGAATCAATTCGACCGCAAAGAGCATCGATGCCTTTTAGCAGTTTATCCAAATTGCCGCCGCTTTCGGTTGCGTCGTCGCGGCCTTCTTTCTCAATTTCAGGCATGTTATTTGACCCCTCAGAGTGTTCAACGGTTGTGGGTATTTCGACTCCGGCAGGGTCTCTGCCTTTGTCCCAGACGCCTTCCTCGCAAATTGCGAGATGGTCAAGCAAACTTGGCTTACCCTCGACCAATAGAGCAGAGCCATCTTCCAGCGTTGCCTGCACATTTCCATCGGTTGCCCGAAAGACCACAGCCGGCGACGTTGAAAGCTGTTTCGATTCCATCGCCTCTGCGGCGGTTTCATCGTAAATTTTCGCAATGCCCCAAATTTCCTCGCCTTTGATGTAAGGCAAGACGATGGTGCCAATAACCCGATTCAAAAATTCCTTGGTATCGAGTTTGCCGGCTTGGGGATGTTCCCAGATGACCGGCAAACCATTGCATCGATCCAAGAAATGTTGATTCAAATACAACTCGGGGTTGCGAAAAACAAATTCTTCCAACTTGTGGCGGTATGCCACGCCAGTGCCGGTGATCCGCATGGCAAATAGCGTGACATTTTCAAACCGTTGCGGGCTGACCAATTCGCCATTGCGGATAGCCTGGGCAACGTCGGTTTCATCCATGTTCATGCGCGCCAAAGAAACGCGAACGCCAGGATGCAGCGGTTCCGGTGGAGTGCTGATTTTGCACCAAGCAAAAGCGGTATGCTCGCCATTTAAACGTGGATCAAACCGTTCACCAACTCGCTGGATAAAAGTTGTGTAATCAACCGGATCGCCAATAGGCGGAACTGGATTGATATTTTCAGATGGAATCGGCGCTTGATTGTCGGAAATCCGACGAGTCCAAACGTAACGCTCGCCTTCCGGCAAAAAGCCTAATTCTTCAACGCATTCGCGTTTGGCAGCCTGTTCAGTTGTTTCGTCATCTTCCTGATGCCCGCCAGGGAAGCACCAAGCGCCCGGCCAATCACCGCCAGGGCCGCGCTTTAACAGCAGCGTTTCGCCTTCATCAGTCACAAACATAATGCCGGCAGCGCGAATCATCAGATTGCTAGTTTCCGGTCAAAAAACGGTGAAGCACTAAAAAATCCGACTTAATAGATTTTGATATTGCATGATAGCATTTTTTTTATTGCCTGCACAAGCACGCAATAAAAATACTCGAAATTAATAACTTTACTAAAAAGCCATTAACTTTATGTCGTAGATTGCCTTTTTTAATTCGGAAACCAGTGTTTTAGGCAAGCCATAAACGGATTCAAACACCGCAAGCAATTCATCGTAATACCAAATAGTTTGCTCGCGCGGAACGCTAAATTTATCAAACACCGCCAAACCCATCGTCCGCAAATCGGATACGATAGCCCGAGCGTTGTAGAGTTTGTCGCATGCCGACACTAGCAAGGTATCCGGCGGTGATTTTGCCAAATGCTGGATGTAGGTTTCTTTCCGTTCCCGCCAAAGTGCTTTCTTGCCGAAAGCATCCGGCACTCCATCAGTGCAACCTTCAATGATTTCGGCAACCCTGTCGCCAAATTGAATGCGCACAGCTTCACGGTGCTGTTCGCCGCAATCTTCAATCACGTCATGCAACACTGCGGCAATCGTTTGATCTTCGTCCCCGCCATACTCCAACACCAACGCGCAAACGCCCATCAAATGCGCCAGATATGGGATTGATGTCCCTTTGCGAAGCTGGCCGTTATGCGCGTTTGCGGCATAGTCAATTGCTTGATGAAGGCGGGGAAATCGATTGTTCATTTTTTCTTTTTGCCTTTGTTTGAGGATTTTTCTACCTCAAATTCTTTTTCAAACTCCGCAAACATTTCCTCCATTTCACGGGGAACGCTCACGCCAGTTTTTTTGTTGGGATCAAGCGGACGGCAATCCGCATAATCCAACGCATCTTCATGATATTTCACCATTTATCCTTCCGCCACCAATTTAGGGCTTTTGCCTACATCGTCAGAATTGTCCCGAAAACTCCACTTGTCAACCAAAGATTTAACGCTATCAAAGGAATTTTCGTTAGTTTTATTACCCAAAATAATACCGGGAGGAACAAAACGCCCGCCGGGCTTCAAAAAGCGTTTTACACCACGCACTGCCGATTGCTGCGGAGGCACAAACATATAATGTGCCTCAATTCGATAGCCTTGGTTTTTAAAATTGTTTACCGCAGCAATTGCTTTTTCTGTGTTTTTCATCGTCGCATCTTGAACAATGTTCAAACCAAATTTTTGTGCTTTTTGAGTCAAATAATCAAACAAATCAGAAGATTCTTCATGAACAGAAGCGGCATTCCATCCTTCATATTCAGGAAGCATTTCTTTAATAGCATCGCTGTCAAGAACAATGTTTTTGTTTGGATCATAAACATTGCCCTTAAACCAAGATTTACCACTTCCACCGCGTCCACCAAGAATAGTGAATGTCGGTTTTTCTCCCTTGGGCGGTTTGGCATTTTGGATAGTTGTTCGGTTCAAAAATTTTTTGATGATGACAGCGTGAACCTTTTTGCGTTCAGGCGTGTATTCACCATTCTTTTTGAATTTTGTAATTGTCTCTGGCGTTTTTGCCAAGCGATTATTAATTTCTTGAATTTTTTTTGCAGTATCCGGCGGAAAGTTTTTTAGAATTTGATCTTCCGTTACGTTTGTGTCAATTTTTTTGGCAGCATATTTGACAGCAGAGATTTTTTTGGCGGTAGATTTTTCGCCTTTTTTTTCTTCGCCGCCTTTTTCTTTTTGCTTGTTTTCTTTTTCGCCTTGGCCTTCTTTGCCTTTTTCAGCCTTTTTTTCGGCTTTGCTTTCTTTGCCTTTGCCGCCTTCTGATGCGGCTTTGGAGCCAAAGCGGCCATCTTTCGCGCGAGGATGATCTTCTTCTTTGAAATTTGATTCGCCTGCATCGCTGCGCGCAATCGGAAATTCCGATTCAATGCGATTAATCAAACGACCAATTTTTGTGATGGCTTTGGTTGTCGCGGCAGTGATTTGGTGCGGAAAAGGTTTGCGGTTTAACGTCGCATCAATGCGTTGTTCAATGCCTTTGATGCGATCAATTTCCTGCGGCAAAGTTTCTTTCAACGCAGGTGAAACCGTATGCGCCATTGCATTCCTGCGGCCAAGAATTCGATCAATTCGATTAATGATATCATTTGCGGATTGCATCGATTTTTTCCTTTGCTTCTTGCAGTGCCGTTTTGCCTTTGGCGGTGATCATATTTTCGGGAAGGTCCCGCAAATTATAAATAAATCGGTAAAAACACCGGCAAAAAATTTCTTCACCGGGTGTGGTGATATCATCCGAATATCCATCTGATCCGGCTTTCATTAAGCCTTGTTTTAGCGCCCAATTATCGCGCACGGCATAAACGTGCATATCGCGTTCTTTGTGGTCGCGCCGATAATCATAATTGACTTGCCGCCAGTGCGAATGCCATTCGCCTGCCAATGCCCCGCCATCGCGCGCCAGGATATCCGATAGCGACGATATTAATTTATGACTTTGATCGATAATCACCCGGCGTTCTTCAAATGGCAATTGCTTAAGAGATTTTTTGATGTTGTCTTTGGTTTCGTTTTTATCCACCGCATCCGATCCGCCAGCCGGAATGGATGTGGCCCAGCCACTGAATCGTTGCAGGGTTTTTTGAATGGAGGCTTCTCGATTGAGTTTAATTAGCTGGGCTGATGCCATAATCCGTCGATCCAATTCGGATCGCAAAGCCGGCTTGACCTTTTCCAGAGTAAACCGCGACACACCAGGATGCTGTTTGAGAATGCCACCACGTTCAATTAACCGCGTGTATAACCCCTGCATGGCGCTGTTAAGCGTGGCTTGAATGACTTGCGGCGAGGTCATGTCCCGCGCTGCCGCTTCCGCAATTTCAGCCATCCAAAAATCTACACGTTGCTGGCTGTCATAACCGTGTTCGGAAATATCCCGCACCGCCAAGGTGACGACTTCATAAAAATTCAGAGTTTTGCCATCGCGTTTCATTGGCCGATTCGCTCTATTTCAGCATCCAAGGTTTCTATTTTTTCAGCCAATCCGACGAAAGCCAATAAATCATTTCGCAGATCGGCAAGAGTTGTCATTGCCGTCGCGCGCATTGCGCGCAAGCGGTCGGCATCGATTCTCCGGCTTGAAATGCGGTGCAATTCTATCATTTCATCATCATTAGCCCACCGGGCGGGCGATGGGGAGAGAACACCACCCGCCCGGCAGTAACGCGATGACGCAGCACCATCATCGCGCATTTCAGAAATGTTCGGGCTTGGGTTCTGCCGTTGCCTGTTGCGGCTGCGGCGGTTCATAATCGCGCAATGCCTCATAATCCAGAACAAGCGGTTGCGGAAACAACAATTTGTTTTCGCTTGATGTTTCAATTGCCCATTCAATCACGCGAGCGCGATTTGCCGGGTCCATTTGCGGCAGCAAAATTTCCATCATGGACATGACGGCTTTTTGCCGCACATCTTCAATTTTTGAATCAGAATCCGGGTCTTTCAACAAAGAAGGCCATACGGCATGGAAACTATTTTTCCAGCGATAAAATGCATCGTTATATGAAACATCCTTATAATCCGGGAAATCATTTTGAATGATTTCATAGAATTCAGGATTCCATGCGCGACGCATTACAATATCATCAAAAAATTCATAGACGGGATTTAACCATTCCCGAATGCTGTCGATGTATCGGGCAATATTTTTGGCGTCTTCAGTGCCTTCGCCAAAGCCAGCCACCAGCGTTTCATTGTCCAGCAATTTGGCCGGCATATCGGCGGCAGTGGCAATGTTTTTGATAATATTGGTGCGGGAATAAGTTCCCGCGCCATCAACATTCTGCATGTCTAGAGATGTGATATCTTCTTCCAAATCAATGGACATGACGTTGTTGGTTTGTGCTTCTTTGAGCAGTTGGCGTTTAACGCCCGCCAAACGCTGCATGGCGCTGTCAATGATGGAGCCTGGGGCTTTTAGCTTGGCAATGAGCAAGCCCAGCTTGCGCGCCACCATGTCGTCCGCAATCATGGTGTTGACGTAAGACTTTAGCGGGAACAATGCCCGTTGATAAACCGACCGGCCAACGTAGCCAAAGGCGGAAGTGGTGTATTCGATATAAATGGGACGTTCGTTCATCAACACCACGGCACGGCTGCGATGATACGCAACGCCGGCAGATGTGATGATGCTGTGTTTTTGAAAATCTGGTGCGTTCGGGTCTTGGTTTAATACCAGAGAGCCAGCAGTATTCAATGGATCGAGGATGTTAAAAAATATCGAAAGGTCTGCCAATTTTTCTGGCGGAATTTCTTTGTCTGGCGGAACATCCTCTGCACCCAAAATAATAGATCCAACGCCATAAATTCGCGCTACGCCGGCCATTTGAGCAATGTATGTGTCCGCGTTGATTTTTTTCCATTCGGCTTCAAATGCCTGCCGAACGCGATCTTCCGGCGCATTTTTGATGCTGATTTGCCGCTTTTGGCTTTGCGCCATTTCAATTGGCGCATCAGCCATTTTTCGGCCAAGAGGATGATAGGCGTAAATTGTTTTGCAGGTTTGATACGATGCATCGCTGCCCGGCATGATTTCGTCGCACAGCAACAATTGCTGTAATGACGTGCCAACGCCCGTGCCGGTGATGTTAATCGTAGACATGTTTAATTGTCCGCCATTTGCTGCGACAAGCTAAAGTGATTTGCTAGATGACATTGCACGGATGCGCTTGCGTTTTCAACCAAGATCATCCCGGTTTCATTTAGCGCCTGTTCCAGAATGTCAGATGGAACGCGAAAGCCACGCTGAAACAAAGCGAGGGTTAGTTTAGCTACGGGAGGCATTAACCATATCCTTTGTTGTTGCCCAGCGAAATTGCCACGGCATACGTGAATGTATCAAAAGCATCGTCAGAGCGGGTTGCTGCTTGCTTATCGCCAATGCGGAAACTAACCACTTGAGACCACAAATGGTTGCGCGTTTGGCCTTTGAAATTGGTTGTTTTTTCGTGCGCATAACGGGAAAATTTAACTTTCCCCTGGTAAACAAAACCGGAAACATTGATGGCGCGGCCATCTTTGCCGGCTGAAGTCAATTTGGACGGCAACGCCTGGGCCGGCAAACCGCGATTTGCGCACTGTTGCAACAGGATGCTGCCCGACTGGGCATCCTCAATAAAAGCCCCGCCGGAACCCATCCGAGCCTTGCACTGGGTTGCCAATTCTTCGCAACGGCGAAAAACATTCGGAATCCAGTTTTCTAACATCGCGCCATCAATCGAAACCAAATCCCAATCCAAACAAATCAGCGGGGTGCCAACCATCGAATTATAAGCCCAGTAACTGACGGCGGTTGCGTCGTGATTTGTGCCTTGCTTAACTGCTGTATCAATGACCGCATAAACCATATCGCAATGCGCGGGATAATCGACCGGCTGACCATCCGAACCAAGCAGAAATTCCGGTGCGAAAAAACAAGCGCCGCTGAAATCCACGAATTCAGCCATATATTCCTGCTGATAAACCAGAGGATGATTTTGCTCTTTTAGCAATTCCAATTCGTCTTTTGGAAGATAAGGATTGCTGTGCGTCGGCGCATGAAATTGCGTAAAACCATGCTCTGGCTCATTGCAAATTTGCCAAAAAAAATTGTCGGATTCGATGCCGTTGGGAGTGCTGGCAGCGATAGCTGATCCGCGATAATCTAACAAAGCCGGTTTGATGGCAGTTTGCCAAACTCTCAACATATTTGGTTTTGTGAATCCAGCTTCGTCAATTAGGGCTTTGTGATATTTCCGGCTACGTCCCGCCCGTTCGTTTTCCAGGGTCCAAAAATCAATTCTTCCGCCGGATCTAGTATGAATAACGCCTTCAATTTTTGACGCTGATCGTTTTACTGGCTCTAAAATGTCAAGCATTTCATTGTAAGTTTCTGCCAGGATTTTATAATTTGGCGCAAAAAATCCGATGGATTCTCCACGCGCTGCCCCGTCGCATGCAATGGCTGCCATCAAAACTGTTTTGCCAAATCGCCGGCCACAGCGCAAAGCCTTAAAGCGTCCTTTAGCTTTGTATGCTGTGATTTGGCCGGCATGCAGCGTCGGTAAATATACGGTCGCCATTATTTTTCAACAGGCGGCAATCCGCCTTCAATTTTGATGGTGTTGTTGCCATCCAGATTTTGTTTATCTCGCTCTTGCCAGCCCATGCGAGATTTTGCCCAAAAAATCGCAGCAGCGACATTGTTGCCGCTGGTTGCCATTTTGAATAGGCTTTGAGCGACCTTGGCATTGGCTTCGATCGCAGCAGTATCCAATTCGTCGCGGAAATGCTTTTCCAGCGTGTGAACGCTGCCAACTCCAATCACCCGGCAAATATCTTTTTGAGATATGCCGAATGCGGCCAACGATTTAACCGTCTTGCGTTGATCCGGCGTAAATTTAAGCGGCGGTCTGCCCACGGTTTTTGCTCATTTCATTAAATGTTTTACCTTCATGCTCTAATATAGCATCTTGCCCAGTAAATTCCTGCCAGCGTTTTACTGCGACATCTATGTATGCCGGATTTAGTTCAATCGCATGGCATGCTCGTCCGGTCATTTCCGCTGCGATAATGGTGGTGCCTGAGCCACTAAACGGTTCGTAAACGGCTTGTCCGGCGCTGCTGTTGTTTTCAATCGGACGCTTCATGCATTCAATAGGTTTTTGAGTGCTGTGGCCGGTTTCCGATTTTTTGGGTTTATCAATTTGCCATAAATTTGTTTGTTTGCGTCCACCATCATAATGCCCCGGCTTGCCTTTGCGCACGGCATACCAACAAGGTTCATGTTGCCAATGATAATCACCTCTCGACATAACCATTTGAGATTTTGCCCATATAATTTGCGATCTGAGCAAAAGTCCATTTTTTATTAAACTATCCGCCACAACACCTGTGAATATATCGGCATGCCAAATATACGCGACATCACCAGGAAACAACGCCCAAGCCTCAGACCAATCGGCTTTGTCATCATTAAGAACTTTTCCCGTTGCGGCAGATGTTGTATTTAATCCGGCTTTTTCTCGCCAGCTTGCATCATACTCGACCCCATACGGCGGATCAGTCACCATCAAGTGCGGTGTGACGCCATTCAACGCTTTTGACACGGTGTCGGCTTCCGTGCTGCTGCCGCAAACCAGCCGGTGGCGACCTAGTATCCAAACGTCACCCAGCACTGAAACTGGAACCGCAGGCACTTCAGGCACATCATCGGGATCGGTTAATCCTTCCGTGCCATCATTCAGCAATTCGCCAATTTCATCCAAACCAAATCCGGTCA